AGTTTTTAATTTTGGATTAGCATCTAAAACTTCTTTTGGTATTACTGTTTCGCCCTCTGAAGCGTGAACAATATAATTATCTTCGAAGCGACCTAAACTTGCTAATCCTGTAGCTACATTTTCTAGAGGTGCCATCATCATATCAACATACCTTATTTTTTATTTTTTTACAATTCATTTTATCGATCCTTTATATTACAGTAGCACTCGTTGTTATTCTTGTTTTAGCAAATTCTTGTATACTTGCAACAACAGATAATCTATCATCATGTGCTGCTTCAACTTTTAATATTTCATTTTCATTTAGTACAAGATCATTTGTTAATAATTCTATAGTTGTGTTTGCAGCAACAGCTTTTGCTTTAAATATAGGTAAAGTATCTATAAGAACATCAATCGTTGAATCACTTCCACTATCATTACAAACAAGAATAGAACTAACAACGGAAGCATTAAAATCTGCTGCTGATGGAACAGTATACAAATTTTGTGCCCCACTATTTCCACTTGTCAAATCTATTTTTGCACTTGTAAGGTTTTGTAAATATTGTGGTATACCGTTTACAAGCATTATCTTTTCCCATCTGGTCGCATATCAACACGAGGTGTACCTAATCTATATTTTACACCACTACCTGTTGCATCTATTCTTATTGCGAAAGATCGTCCTCGCACACGATAATTTATTTTATCTGTAAATTGTTCTATTGGTGTTGTTGTGCTTCTTGATGCATCATTTGACTCTGTTTGCAAAAAATTACCTCCAGCTGAGTTTTTTGCTTTTAATGTAAAAGACACATTTGGTGTTGGGTTATCTGATCCATTAAAACTTATATCTGGTAACATTTGTTTTATTGATACAAACTTATCTCCATCGCCCATATCCATAGGAGCAGACTCTATAAACGAAGTCATTGGAGATCCATCATCATCATTTGTTAATTCGTGGTTATATAAATAAGCAGAACCTGATGCTATTGGAAATGTTCTTATTCCACGATCTATCCAAGCATCTCTAGTTAATGTTCCATAATACCAAACTTTTTCTGCATAATTATAAACAACATAACCATTAACTGCTTGACTATCTGTTTTCGGATAAAACCAAATAATTTCACTAAACTCAGAATTTACTCCGACATGGACTTTATCTCTTTCATCAAAATTAAAATCTAAAAATACTTTGTCTCTTACTGTGCATGGTAGTTGTTGCGTATTTCCTGCATAAATATAAAACGTATCAACACCCATCCAAAACACAACATCGTCTACTGCTATAGCAGAAGCAGGACTCATAATTGTAATATTCTTAGATAATTCTTGAAGACCGAATGTAAACGGTGGACCAATAAATTTCATTGCGTGTAATGTCTTATTTGTAAAAACAAGAATTTGTTGTTTCGTTTCTACTGCTTGCATAAAAGTTGATCCACCACCAAGTCTTAAATCACCTGCAGTATTTGTTGCTGTAGGGAAAAAGTCAACTGGATTTTCTTGTGAACTAAAACGAATGAGCAATGGGTCTTGTACACCGTCTCCTTGTTTTGTTGCAGTCTGTGTTGCATTATCCTCTGTAGGTCTTTGACCAAAACCATCGCATCCAAAAACTATAACATGACGATCTTGGTCAGATACTAAAACTTGTTTTGCAATAGTTGGTACGCTAGTTTCTCCAGAATAAGTTGATGTATCGCTTAATTCTTTTGCACGAACACCAAAACCAGTTGATTTTTTCCAATAAAAGATAGCTCCATCACGTGGGTTTAAAATTAAATCTTCTCCAAAATTATCATGTGACCAAGTTCTTATTTGTGCTCCTGGTGTTCTAATAGCAGAGGGTTTTCCCCAACCTACAAAATCATCTGTCGCTGTGCCATTGCCTTTTGCTAAACGAACAAGCGTTCCATCTGCGTGAGAAGCAGCAACAGAAAAAGAACTTGCATCTTGTGTAGAACTAGATGTACCCACTGGGTCAGTATTAGCATTCAAGCCAGTATGTCCACGAACAACGGTTAAATTATTAGTAGAAACACCAGTAACAAAAAGTAATTCTTTTTCAATTAATATTATGTCACCTGTGACGATTTGATGTGTGGGATTTGAACTTGTTACCGTTAATGTAGTATCTGAATTAGTAAAGGTACCACCTTCATTTATTGTTGTGGCTACTGCTCCATCAGTTGTACCACTCCATTGACCAGCACTCCAACCTGTACCACCAACAGTTGCATCAAGACCTGTGTTTATTTGAAAGTTTAAAGTAACACTTCCTGAACTTTTTGCTGAACCAGTTGTAGCAGAACTTGCAGTAACACCAACACTTATTCTAAATTGATTAGAGCTAAGAACTTCAATTATTTGATGTTCTGCATTTAATACTGAAGCTGTTATACCACCAACAGCCGCATCTGCATTAGATATTGTAACAAAATCGTTAACATTTGCACCGTGTGCATTTACGTTTACAAGAACTGTTTGAAAAGTACTGTCAGTAGAATCAGATACTGTATTAGTTGTAAAACTTACACCAGTCGTAACTGGATCACCTCTTAAAGGAGTGATATCATTATAGCTACCACCTTCTTCTATATAATACTTTAGATGAGTACCAAGTCCTAAATAATCAGAACCATCAAGAGCAACCCAGTTGTGTAGTCTTCTTGCGGAACCTAAATAAGTATTTTCATTATGTTTTACCCATCCACCAAACTTTTCTGGGAAGCCATTGCGAAACCTTACTTTATCACCATCGACATATCCTCCTTCGTTACTATAAGAAGTAACATCAGCTATAATTCCTGGTCTAAATTTTAAACTTGTATATGCCATTAAAAAGCCTTTACTGATCTAATTCCTGTGTGGTTAGTTACATCTACAGTTGTTGTAGAAATTTCATTTAAGCCAAGAGACGATAAAGGAGCACCAGAATTATTCGTCTCTGGAAATGTTCCAGTGATATTAAATGAACCATCTTGTGAGTCTCTATTTACAACACCAGTTCCACCAGCAGCAACGGTAGTGCTTGGGTATGGGTCATCTCCAGATAGTGTTATTGTATGACTTGTATTATTTGTGAAAGTAAACTGTCTTCCAGTTGATGTTGTAAATACATCTACATTTTTTATTTGATTAAATGCTCCACGACCACCTATAATTGCCACCAAAGCTGCACTATTAGTTTGATTAACAAATATTTCAATATCAAAATCACCAGAGTTACCATTATTTACGCCAACTAAAGCATTGTCCCAAAACATATAACGATAACCGTTATATACATCATTCTCAGTTGGTCGCTTCGAAGTACCACCATCGAATGTACTTGTACCTCCTGTTCCACCTGGAGTTGCTGGACCAGAAATACGCCCACTAATTGGAGTCCCATCCTCTAAAAAAGCATGAGTAAAAGACATACCAAAATCTGGACGATCTACATTGTCTAAATCATTTCCCCCAAATGTAGTAGTCAAACTAGTAGAATAGTATGAATCATTTACCATTCGCTGTTGATTGCCCCCAACTTTTGGATGATATACAATATTAGTACCATCACCAAAAGTATTACCCTGACCTGCATTTCTATTTACATCTAATATATGCTCTGTAAAAGTATGGTTCGTTGTAACACCCAATGTTGAATTACCAGCAGTAGCGATAGTTGTTGTTCCAGTATTAGCTGTATCAGTTACTTCACTTGTAAAAGTTCTCACCGTAGATTTAACTTCACCATTACCTTTAAGTTCTACTGGAACTCCAGACGGACAAGCTACGTTAAGAGGTGATCCATTTTCATTAATTATGTTATTTCCATTTGTATCAATAATTACTTTTTTATGGTTAGCGTTTTCTGTTAATGTTAACTGTCCAGAAATATCATCTGTAAGTTTAAATAATTGAACAGGTAATGCTATTTTACTACCTGCAGCAGTGGTCAAACTACCTGCTGAATTTATTTCAGTAAATCCTACATTTGATATTAAAGGTATAGACATTAATCACCTAAAATTTTACTGTTTCTGAAAAAGAAAAATTCGTACCATTAAATACTCCAATAGCAAAGTCTACACTATCTCCTAACGAAAGACCTGTTGAAACATCTGCTCCAGATAAAGCTGTAGTTCCATCACCAGCATTCCAGTTTATTGTTATTTTATTCGCTGAAGTTTTTTTATCAATCATAACATATTGACCAGCTACTAAATTATCAGTTTGTACATTTATTGTTTGAGTACCACTAGAAACTATAACCTGTTGATATACTGATGTTGCTGCACCTGCAATAACATCTAAAGCACCAGAGATTGTAGCAACAGATTTTACTTCAACTAAATTTTGATTAAAGTATGTAGAAAATGTCTGCACTTTTGTTTGCTTCATAGTACCAGCATCATTTGTTACAATACCATCATCATCAGCTATAGCATCTGTTCCTACAGTAGTACTGCCATCAGTACTTGCATTAAGTTCTGCTACTGTAGAATTTAATTTTGCATCACCAAACGCAATTCCGTCTAACAAATCTACAACATTTGCGTTATTTGTTCCTCCTCCATCAGCGTAAACTAATCCTTTAGCTCCATTAGGAATTACTACTTCATTACCCCCAGAAGTTCTTTGTATTATTGAAACATCTTGTCCACATTGGTTATCAATAAAATAAAAAGCTTGTCTATCATCAGGTGTGACTTGTAATTTTGCTGCACCACTTACTCCTCCAGCAGTAAGTTTTAAAACTCTTGCGTGTCCATTTGAAGTTTTATCTCCATTAGTCATAGCTATAGCTTGAAAAGGACTTGTAGCACCTGTAACTGCAATAGTTTCTACACCACTTAAATTTTTACTTATAATTTCAAGATTATTATTAGTCGTTGTTCCCCAAGTACCAGATTGTTCTCCAACGCCTATTAATTCTATTCCATGTCCTGTTGTATATGAACTTGCCATTTTTACCTCATGCTATTATTTCTTCATACGTTGTTGTTCTTGACGGTGTAATTGGTTGATAGCTTTCATTTGCAGGAGGGTTTATTTCTATATACGTTGGTACGTTTATAAAAGTACGTCTTCTTGCACTAACTATTTCACTGTCCTTACCTTTTACCTCTTCAAATAATAATTCACCAAAAGTTGATTTTATAAAACTAAACTCTTGATTTGATGTACCTACGCCTATTTTAGTACTATTTGATGTTTGTGTAAACTGTGTACTTTGCTCACTTGAACTTAATCTAATTCTTGTACCAACAGAAGTCTCTGTAAAATTAGAAGATACTTCTAAAGAAGAAACAGCTATTTTCGTGGGTTCTGTAGTTTGAGTGTTTCCAAAACTCATATCAGACACACCAGTAGCGATTTTTGTTGGATCAGTCGTTTTAGTAAAAATTGCACTTTGACTAGATGTTCCAGAAGCAATTTTTATACTACTTGTTGTCTGTGTTAAACTAAAATTTTGATCTGACGTAGCTAATCTAATTCTTGTAGGTGTTGAAGTTTGAGTAAAATTACTATTTATGTCAGAAATACCTACAAGTATTCCTACCCCAACAGATGCTTGTGAACCAGCTCCAGATATATCAGCACTACTAACTGCTATCTTTCCACCTGCTGATGTTTGAGTAAAATTAAAGGATTGGGTTACAGAGCCAGTAACAAGCCCACCACCTAAAGAAGCAAATGCAGTTTCTGCAAAAGCGTTAAACCCTAACATTAGACTGCTATTTCTTGTGCAGTTATTATGGAAAGTCCTCTTTCATAACCAGAAGTATCAGAATCAGTTTTTGTGCTATTTAAGTATACTATAGCATTTGAATTACTATTATTAAAAGATGCGGAATAAGTAATCGCTGATGTTGAATTAGGAGAATCATAATATTGATAAGTCGCTATATCAGGTGTGCTATCTTGATCATTAGCATAGTAACCTGCACCTGTTACTTGTATGCCTACTCTTCTGTTACCTGCCGCAGCTTGTGACAATTTTGTACTGTCTCTATGAAATGACCATAAGTAACTATGAAGAACATTATTACCCTCAAAAAATATATTTGCACTTAGTAATATTTTAGAGTTTGAATATTTTGGTGTTATAGTTACAGATAAATGACTTGCTGAATCAGCAGCATTAGATGCAATTAATAATTCTTCACTTGTTCCACTTGCTGTAAAACTAGTAATACCATCTTCTTGATGAACAACTGTTTGCAAAACTTTACCTGCGAAATCACTACCTATAAACTTTGCTAAATCTGCTGCTTTACTCATGCTAAGTCTCCATGTATAGTAGTTCCAACATATGAAGTGTCAGCTGAAGCATTATTAGTAGGTCTTATATTATTTATTTCCACTGACCCTGCTGCTAAATCGTGATACATATGAACAGTATAAGAATCAGCTGTTCCTGCATGATCATAGCCACTACCACTAACAACATAATCTGTACTATTCATATTAGCATTTATATCTATTCGATAATCACCTGTAGTGTTATCAACGATTGCACTTATGTTAAAGCTGTCCCTCACACCTGTTAAGTCTACAGTGCCATCTACAGCAGTGCCATCAAAATTTACCCATGCTTTAGCACTACCTTCTGCTACTGTACTCGTAGCAATACTATTATTGCCATTCGCATCTTTTAATGTATTTACTCTTAATTCACTAGCCATTATGCTAAATCTCCCATAACAATGGAATTATTTTCATTAGTGTCTTCTAAAGAGTTTATTCCTGCTGCAAAAACTCTAAGACCAAATACGCTTGTAGTCTTTGTTGTATTTAAATCATCAACTGTCATATTTGTTCTGTAATCACTTGAGCCATCTCCTGTTTGACCAGATATTCCAACTAGAGAATAAAAGGCATTAGAAAAATTATTTGTTGCGGTAATGCTATGTGCTCCTTCTGCAACATCAACAATGGAAGAAGCATTAAAGCTATCGTTTATAACTGCACTTGTGTACATATCTACATTCGCCCAAAGTTTAGCTAACCCAGACATAGTGTCTTGAGTTTTACCTGATGTCTTTCCTATATTATCTACTTTTAATACACTTGCCATTATGCTAAGTCTCCGTGAAAATTTACGCTTGTGCCATCAAAATCTACTTGGTTTGCGTTAAAAGTATAAGCTGATGTAACCCTTACAGAAGATGCTGTAATCTCGCTTTTTTGTCTAGCTGTTACAAACGCCCATTGACGAGTAGTTAAAGTGTCTGCACTTGGTGCATGACCTGAAACATTAACATCATCATTTCCCATATTGTTTGTAAAATTAATACTATAATCTCCAGTAGTATTATCAACAAGTGAAGTTACATTAAAACTTTGATTTACTCCATCTAAATTTGCAGTAGCAGACGCAGTGTCACCATCAAAGTTAATAAATGCTTTAAGCAATCCTTGTTGTAAATTAGTTGTCTTAGTTCCTTCACCTTGAATACTAATAGAGCCTTCTGTTGACTTACCTTTTATAGTATCTACATTTAATTGGCTTGTCATACAATACTCCAATAACCATTAACAGTAACTGTTGCAGACTGTGTTATTGGTCCAGCACTAACTCCATTTTCATCTGCGTCTATAGTTATATCTGCACTAATAGTTTGTCCGTTTAATCTAATTATGCTATTGTTACCTTTAAAAGGATACCTCGTATCTGACTCGTTCTTTGTGTAAGAGTTAGCAACTGTAAAGACATCATAGACAACCATTTCTACAATATCGTTTAAACTAGCTCCAGTAACTAATACTACTGATGTCCCAGTAGTTGCAGCATAATCCGTTCCTGGTACAAGCAATACACCATTTTGATAAACATCCATGTACCTTGAGTCATTGTAACTTAGCGTTAAAGCGTTGGCATCTGATCCACTAAAGCTAGTTTGATTAGCTGAAGCTTGATACTGAAATCTACTTCTTACTCCAAAATTTTGTGATCTTCCTATATATGGCATTAAGTATCTCCTAGCCTAATAAATAGTATATTTGTTGCAGTATAATTAGTATTACCAATAATTGTTGAGGTAGTAGAAATATTATTTGATGTACTTTGAACAAATTGTAATCTAAAAGTAGTAGTGTTTGTAACATCAAACATAAATTGATTATTAAATGTTCCATCTTTTGGAGCAGAAGGGTCAGCATGACCCCAAGCTAAACTTCGTGTGTTGTAATTACTGCCACTATCTGTAGATATTTGAATACTTGGGTCAAATCTGTCTCCCCCTGTGTTACTGTTCTCCACCAGTGCCCAGTAACATAAATATATTCCAGTATTAGCACATGAAAAAGTTCCAGAAGACTGCGACCAAACATTGCCTATTTTTTCGTAACTTGTGTCTACTTCTTCCCAATTAGTTAATACTGTGCCAGTTGAACCTGAACCAGCTTCATTTGCAATAAGTCTAAATTGTTGTGCTAATAGTCTAACTGTAGTTAAAGGCATTACAACTCCTTATGCGTATGGACTGTCACCCAATACAGATGTATCCCATGCTGCTTTTAATTTAGCTATTGTATCTGCATCAGCTATTGCTTTTGCTGCTGGGGCATCTCTTAGTGCTTTCTTTTTATTTACACTTGCAGTTTTTGCACTTGAATCATCTGCTTCTAATGCTTTCATATACGCAACGTCTTCTGCTTCTAACAATGGCTGTCTTACCTCTCTAATTTTATCTTGAAAAATCTTTTTAGCTTCAGTTATATCTTCAGATATAACACTGCCATTAAGTTTCCAAGCACCTCTAAAGTGTCTATCAGATGGTTTTTTTACAGTAGAAGCATCTATAGTTGCTCCGTCTTTATCTACTATAAATGTTTTTATGGTCATTTTTACTCCTTATGCTGCTTCATCATTAATCTTCCAAGCATTACGCCATATTCGTGTGCTTGGCAGTTGATCTTTTTTACAAATAACTAATCTTTGTCGATTAGCTTTTTCATAATCTTTCCATACTCTTTGTGGTATATCTTTCATAATTAAATATTCTATTGCTTGTTCTTCTGTCATTGATTCTATTGGTTTAGTCTTATGAAGTAAATACCCTCTTGTATGTTTTTTAAAGTCAGGCTTGGCTTCATCTTCTGCTAATAACCAGTACACTTCTACTGGTGGTAATATACCACCTTGTAAAGCACAAGCCATCCAGTTTGGATCTGGTATAGTTACTTTAGCAGGTTCTTCAGGATGCTCAGGATCTTCCCATACAATTCGATAGTCTGAGTGTTTGCCTTCTAAATTTTCTTTCGCCCAACACAATCTTTCCCATAAATGTGTGCCTTGAAATTTTGGTGTTTTTATTGTCATGCTAAGTCTCCATGTGACGCTACTGATGAAACTTGATCTTGTTGTCCACCATTTGCTGCGGCAGTTGAACCATATCCTGTTAAATAAGCTCTACTTCCAGTAGCTAATGCAACTCCATAAGTTAAAGCATCACTTGAATCAAAGTTACTATCTATCATAAGAGCATTATTACCTCTTCCACTAGAATGTTGTCTTTGTCCTGCTCCAGTAGAGCCATAAAATACATTAGAAAAAGAATTTGTAAAGTTTGTAGCATAGTCTCCACCAGTATTATCTGTTACAGAAGATTGATTAAAAGAATCAAAAACAGTCTCAGAGATTTGATTATAAAAAGTCCAATGTTTTGCACTACCATTTAAAAGATAACTTGTATCAATAGATTTCTCTGTACCAGTATTAACTTGGTCAGATGTTGTTAATGTATCAAATGCTATTGTTCCGTTTGCCATTATATAATCCTATGTCCATAACAATAAGTATATCCTTGTCCTGAAAAAGTTTGAATAGTAGGACTTGCACTTCCTTGTGCATCTCTTGCTCTATTATAAAAAGTTATTGTATCACCTTCAGCTAAATTTGCTATTGTTGAAACAGCAACACTATAAGCTACTTGGTCAGAGTCATTTCCACTATCTGTTAAGTCGTAATTTGCTATTACACTTCCATTTTTATAAATAGCAGCTCTTGAACTTCTTCCATCATCTCCTATTCCATCAAAATCAATATATGCAACATAGTAAAGTTTGTATAACCCTGCTTGTCCAGAGGGAACTGTAAAAGTACTACTAGAAAAAGCATTATGAGTATCTATTTCATTTGCAGTTAATCCAGTATTTTGAACATATGTACTTGGTGAAATAGTATAGCTACTAGCAAGTTCTGCAAAAAAAGCACAAGATACTGATACAGGACTTCCTGTTACAGTATTAATATTATTTACTTTTAAAGTGCTCATGCTAAATCCCCACTAATTTGTCCTGAAGATCTTTCTCCGTCAGCAAGACTATTGTTATAATCTATCGCTAATCGAATACTACTGGTTGTACAAGGGTTATCAACATAGTAATGATTAATATTTTCTGTGTATTTGCCTGATGTGCCACCTGACATAGCTGACGTTGCATAGGTTATATTGTTCATATTAGCTATAAAATTTTCAGTCATATCACCAGTGTCATTGTCTGTTACAGTAGAACAATTAAAACTATCTCTATTTGCAGGTGTGCCATCGCAATTTAACGCAAACCATACTTTAAGTAATCCTTTCATAGTATCTTGAGTACTACCTGTTGTTTTTCCTATGCTGTCTACTTTAAGTGTACTCATGAAGTTACCAACCTTCCACCACTTTCAATAGTTAAGGTAACTCCAGACGCTACTGTTAGTGGACCTGTAACTTGTGCATTTTCTGTAGCAAGTATAGTTATATTAGTACTAAGCGTTTGTGAATTTATTCTAAACATACCACTATTTTTAAAATTACCTTTATTTTCTGCTGGAGGAGTTATCGTTCCAAAAGTTCTACCAAAGAACATCACAAAGATATTATTACCAGAATTATTGCTTGGTGCAGCAGTAAAAGTCAAAGTTGTACCATCTGGCACTGTATACGCTCCAGTTGGTTCTTGCACTACACCATCTACAGATACAACAATATCTTGTTCTGAACTTACAGTTTGATTTAATGTGAATGTTGTTGTACTGCCATCGCCACTAAACTCTTGTCTTGTTGGTAAGCTCTCAAAAGCTGGTGATATATCGTTACCAAT